CTTTTAATACCCATATCAGTCATATCGTTAATTGTCAATGTATAATCTGGTTGAAAGTATGGTAGTATTTGTTCTACTATCTGCAACGCATCATCAGAGTTTTTTGCCATTGCGTACAGAGTAATGTCCATGTTATATGGAACAGGCATAAACTGTGTGTCTAATTTATTTGCATCATCTGTTGATGTTTTTACTTTTTTAAATTTTTGTACACGATTTAATTTACGAGTTGAGTCATATGATAAACTACCTATCTCAAAACCTAATCGTGGTAAAGTAATTGCAGTTGCATTTGCAAGTGATGGGTCAGCATCTAAACGAGTCAAATACTTTTGTTTTGGCCCGTATGCAAGTGGTACTTTCATACTTTGTATTATATTTCCAGTATTATTCTTACGAACAATCTGTATATTGTTAAACATAGTTCCAAACGCTACAATTACGTTTCTCACAGTTTCATGGTAAAATTGTTGTCCTAACATTATCCTAAACTCCCAGCATCACCGAATGGATTAGTTTCAGAGAAATCTAAGACAGTATCATCTAGTTCATCAAATAATTCATTCTGATTCGTTGTGTCCGTACTTTGGTCACCTACTATATAGTCTTCTTGTAAAAGGTATTGTGCGTTACCACTATCAGCTGCATTTTCAAGAATTATACTTTCTCCAGCAGATGTGGTGTCATCTTCACCAATTATATTATCTCCATCAGTTTCTTCTAGTAACAATTCAGCACTAAACTGTGTAGGAAATTCAAGTTGTATATTTTCGTTGTATGCAGTTGCTTGTTCTAAGGTTAACTGGAACTGTAATGAATCTAAACTGTCGCCTTCGATTGCATCAATAGTTGTAATACCAGTATCAATAACCTCTGAACTATACTCAAACTGTTTGCATCTTAATTTATATACTGGGTTATTGTCCAGTTGATAAAATGGTTCATCATGGTCTACAAAACTTATCTCAAACATTTTTGTAAAAACTGGGTGATAAACTAAATCACCCTCTTGTGGTCTATCTGCATCTGTTGAAGCTGTATCTTGTAATAGATAGAAGTTATTATCTCCTTGCACACTTGTAAGTGTAGATGAATTTTCTGATTGATCTATACTTCCAGTTTCTAAAAGAATACCCCCACCAGTAGTATCTGTTCCACTTTCAATAACAAACTGACTATCCATTTCTTGAAATCGTTCTTTAGAAACTACGAATGTGATTTCATTACGATTCTCTAAACCAAATTGATTTATAATTTCTTTATCACCACCAAAACCCTCTGAATCTTCTACATACATTTCTATTGGTGTTTGTTTTGTGTATTTGGAAAGACTGTCTTCTCCAAGAACATTATCTAAAGCAACTGTATCACGATTGACATAATACACATCATGTCCATATATTTGTATGGCTTCTTTAATTAAGTTCTGATATAAACTTCTCTCTGTTGCAAGAGAGTGTAAGTTACTTGTGTGAAATGCACTATTAACAGCCATGGCATTAACCCATGCCGAACATCATAGGTGGAGAATTAGTTACTGATATTAATTCTTCTAATTTTTCTATTTCCTCTTGTGCTTGTGAATAGATAGTATCACCATTCATAGTTACACCACCCAACATTGCAACACCATTAAACTTAGAAAGGTTTGCACCCCATTGTCTTTTGATAAGTGCAGTTGCATATCTTTTTAAATGCATATCATTAAAAATATCTGAATATGATGATGGGTCTATTTTTCTATAACACTCTATAATTAGAAACTCTCCAGCAGTTATATCATTTGACCAATCCATATCTATGTATAAACGATTTTGGTGTTGGTTGAATCTTAAAGGTTTTTCTCCAACAAGAATGTGTGAAAGAAAATCTAAATGTTGCATTGTCATTTGATAATGTAAAATTGATGTAGAACTAAAATCATACAAGTCATTTAATCTAAGTTGATATCTTATGTCAAACATATTGTTTGTTGCTTTATCATCAAAAGGAAATATGTTTACTATAGAAACAACAGCATCTGGTATAGGTATAAAATTATTTGCTTCTTGAAATGTTGAAGTTATACTACTATCTTTTGTATCAGTTACAGAAGTAGATGTATTTCCAGAAGCTCTTGTGATATCATCAGCAGTTACTTGATATTTCAAATACATCAACTCAATACCATCATAGTGATACTGTGCAAAGAACTGTAACGCTTCATCTATCCTATCGTCAATCTGGTCATCAGATACGTTTATGTCTATAACTCCAAAACCTAAAGACCTAAGACAATAGTTTTTAAAAGTTGCTTTTGTACTTGGTACTGCCATTTGTTATTCTACTCGTCTTCTCTATATGTTTGTTCTGCAAACATAGCACTAATCTCTGCTTCAGTAAGACCTAGTGCTTTTAATTTAGTCATTGCATTTGCTTTATTAGCTTTTGCAGTTTTTCTTGCAGCCTTTTCTTCGGCCTTTTGAGTGTTAACAGTTTTTGCAAATTCTTTTTTTTCTGCTTCTTGTGATGCTGGTATATCACAAAGTACTCCGTTTAAATATTGTTTTAATGCCATTAGCTTCTTACTCCATATAGTGTAACTGTTCCTCTATCTAAGTTGTTTTGTACACTTATTATTTTTATGTAATTTATTGGTGCTGTCCATAATAATCTTGACATACCTTTATATCCATAATAGTTACCAGAAGTACCACTATTTTCTGTCATTCCATGTCCAATAACACTTTTATAGTGTGTTGATGAACCAGCATTATACAAATAAAAGTAACCATCAGTACCATCTTCAACAGAAACGCCTTCTTCTGAGTCATCTGCTATAGGATGATAAGCTTTATTGAAGTTTCTACCATTATCATTACCATTCACCAACTCGTACTTATGCATACCAGAATTATCAATTAAGTTTCTACCATTGTCAGAAGAAAATCTTACTCCTATATCATCTTGATTATTAGTTGCACTTAAATTTCTAATAGTACAATAAAAAACATCATACTTAGCACTATCAACCACACTAGCATCAAAAGCAATTTGTGCAACACTAGATGAAATTGTTGTTGATGCTAACTTAACATAAGTATTTGAATCATTGAGTTCATAGTTTTGACTAAATTTTACTTGTCCATCTAATGTTAAATCTGTACTTAGTAATGTATTTGGGTCATCAGTACCTTCTTCAAAAACAATCTTTGAACCAGCATTGGTTGCAGAACCATCTGTTCCATCAAGTAAAAATTCATCTCCAACATCAGTATCAGCTGCACTTGCATCTAATAGTATTCTACCAGAAACATTACCAATAAGTTCTGAACCAGCAGTAATACTTGTTGCAGCAGTTATACCTGCTCCTGCTGTAATACCATTTGTTACTACCAAATCTGCAACAGTAAATGCAGTAGTTGTGCTATCTACCTTTGCAGAGGTAATAGCATCATCTGCAATTCCAGCAGTTCCTATTGTACTTAGTGCCATTTATCTCTCTCCTATTAACTTGGTTTTGTAGGCCATGTTACATTACCTAAAGTTGAACCATACACTCCATCCCAAGTTGGACTTGTATTATTTGATGGCATATCTCTAAGAGCTTGTCTATAAGTTTTCCATGCACTAGACATTGTAACATCAGAACAAGCCATCCAATCTGACTCTTCTAGTATTAAATTTCTTTGTATGCGTAGTTCATTCATTGGTTCTGCGTTAATTAATTCTGTTAGTTTATCTGATATATCTGACCTTGATATTTCACTTGTTCCTTCTAACCATCTTATTTCACAAGTATTAATATCATCTCCTCTAATATCTACTTTAGCATCTGAATCTATTAATAATATAGATCGTGCTATTCTTGATGCCGTTGATGTTATTGCCATTATCCTATCTCCATTAAAACCATTTCAGTTGGGTGACTACTACCTACTGTATTAACTTCAGTAGTACCACCAGAACCTCTAGCAAAACATAAATTATATGTAACTTCACTTGTTGTATGTGGTGAATCAAGTATCATATGTCCAGAAGATTGATAGTTGTTCCGTTGACCACTAGTACCAGTTGCCGGGCCTTCGTAATATTGATTTTGTGCGTCACCAGCAAATACACCATCAGTAAGTGGGCCTCTATATACAACAACTGATAAAATACCACTAGAACCACCACCATGAATATCACCAGATAATCTTGAAAAAATCATAATTTTACTATGAGTGCTTCTTGGAGTAATTTTTGCTTCCATTACTTCTGCTAAACCAGAATCAGTTCTTGCAATTGCTACTCTATGTTGATTTCTAACTACTTGAAGAACAGTTCCACTTTGAACAAATTCACCAGCAGAACCAGTACCTACTTCAAATAAAATAGAACCACCAACATCAGTTCCAGATGCAGAAGCATCTAATAAAAAGTTTTCTCCAACATCTGTTCCACTAGCAGAAGCATCTAGTAACATTCTATTTACATTATTACCAATAATATCTCCACTAACAGTTAAATCTCCAAGAGTAAATCCAGTTCCATCATCATCAATCTTTGCAGCTGTTATGGCGTCATCAGCAATCGCCGCAGTTGCAAGTGTTGATGCACCTGGCGATAATAGATTTGCTAAATTTCTTGCATTACTCATATTCGTTTCCTTTTCTTCTATTTATAATGTTTATTACCCCAAAGCAATACTTAATGCAGTCGCATCATCAGCCGCTGCAGTTGCAGTTGTTTTTGCATCTAACTGTGTTTGTATTGAAGAAGTTACTCCATCTACAAAATTAAGTTCTGTTGCAGTTGCTGTTACTGTTGTACTTGCTATTGACAACGCATCTGTTTCTAAAGTTCCATCAACATCAACATTACCAGAAATATCTAATGATGCAAACGTACCAATACCAGCAGTTACATTTCCTATTGTTCCACTAAAGACTTCAGAAGAATTTGTGGCTGCAGTTAAAAATGTAAAGGCACCAGCAGAGTCATCAAAACCAAAAAATCCTAAACGAGCTGCAGAACCATCATGGTATCTAAACTCAATACCTCTATCTTTATTATCATCAGAGCCTGGAGCAGAATCTCCACCCAATGTAAAAATAGGGTCATCTATAGTAACTGTTGTACTATTAACTGTAGTGGTTGTTCCGTTAACTGTTAAGTTACCACTTATTGTAACATTACCACTTCCATCATCAGCAAGAAGTGTACCAGATGCAGTTGGTAAAACCAATACAGCACTACTTGCAGCTGAATGTGGTGCAGCTTGTAATGTTTGTGCGTGTGCGTTTCCAGATTCACAATAAAATTTAATCTTCGCAACACTACCAGTACCAGTTTTTAGTTCAATTAAACCATCACTTACTTCCGTACCATCAAGATTAACCACTCCAGTACCATTAGGTGTTATCGCTATATTTCTATTTGATGTGGATACAATACTATTTGTTTGTACATCTAAATCACCACCCAATTGTGGAGTGCTATCTTCTGATAAGTTAGATATAGCACTTGATGTTGCAAGACCAGAAACAAGAGTTGCTCTTGTGATTTTCTTTAATCCACCACCAGAAGCATCTACTGCTAATAATGTATCACCACTTGCGACAGTAGAGATTTCAGATAAGTCAGTTACTGCTGTGGGATTAAAATTTGTACCATCTGCAACAAGTATATGTCCAGATGTATTTGTTCCCATAACTAAATCGTCACCAGTTATAGTTAAGTCACCACCTACTGTGACGTTTCCAGTCGTTGTAACTGTATCAATATATGCATCTTTCCAACGAACTCCAGTAGTTCCTAAATCCACATCACTATCTGTTTGTGGGCCAAAAACTCCGTCTGAAACAAATACTTGTTCAGCGTTAGCTGCATAGAAATGTATTTCATCTGGTGTTTCAAAGTCTATCTTTGTTTGGTCATCTTCACCAATCTTGATATCGGTTGCAAGTAAAGATGTAATTGTTGTTTGGGCTGCACCCAGAGCAAAGTCTAAAGTATTATCTGCATCTTGAAATGTTACTGTTATGCCTGTTTCTGTATTACTACTAACCATACCACCAACGAGGTCTGTAATAGTTTCGGTTAGAGTTGCACCATTGACAGTTATTGCATCTGCCTCTAATGTTCCATCTACATCAACATCTCCAGAGATATCCAAAGATGCCATTACGGCAGTTCCAGTTATTGTTGGAGAAGCAAGAATTGCAGTTGCAACTTGTGACAGAGTTGCTCTACCCTCTGTTCCACCATCTGAAACTAATATCTGGTCACTCGTTGCTAAAGTGTTTGACGTTAAGTTTGTTGCATTATCAATGTTTACAATTGCTTCTACAGCTCCAAACTCTAACGCACTACCACCAGAGTTTACTTTTAAAACTTGTCCAGCACTACCGATAGATAAAGATGCACCAGTACCACCATGAGTCAAACCAATAAATTCGCCTGACTGATATTCTGCAAGACCAGTAGCTGTGCTTCCGTCAAAGACTGTCCTTATTGGAACTTTTACACTCATTCTTTTTTCCTATCTAAAATTCAAACAATTCTACACTAGCATCTGTTCTAGAGTCACCATTACTTAGTAAGAATGTATGACCACTATTTGTGTATACTGAACGTCTGGATAATGTTTTTGCAAACGTAAATGTTGCAGCTGCAGTTGTTAATCCACCAGATTGTGTGAACAAAGGAACTGATTTTGTTGGTTGTGCAGTCAAAACACTAGAGGTTGTTGTTTCTGCAACAACTGTTAATAACTCTTTACCATCTGTATCTTTTGAACCAGCAGGCAAAGTTGCACCATCAGCTGATATAGTCAATTGTCCAGAACCATCTGATTTAATTGTTGCACCATCTAAGTCAATAGTATCTGCTTCAAGAAATATATTTTTAAATCTGTTTGTTGCAGAACCTAAACTAAATGTGCCACCTTGTTGTGGTATAATATCTGAAGTAATATTTTGTAATACAGTATAATCTAAATCTCTACTACCACCTACACCACTTTCTAAAAGTATATCATCTCCCTCACTTGTACCAGAGGAATCAGTTGCATTAAAAACAATATTACTACCATCTTCATCTGATAACAATTGTCCACTACTTGTTGTAGATGTAGAACTTTTTAATTCATATTTATCTGTTGTGGCATTGTATGTAAGAACATCTCCATCTTCTTGTCCATCAGTATTTACATCATCTAACTTTGCAAAGTTAACTTCACCACCACCACCTAGTGAACCTAGTTGTTCTATAGTTCTAGCTTTAAATTTAATAAACTCTTGTTTTAAACTATCTAGATTTGTTATCTCTGTTTCATAAATGTCATGTTGTTGTGGTTTAAATTTAGGTGCAGTATTTTTAATTTGTTCTGCTACATCTTCAACAATGTTTTCTTTTTGTTGTTTTTTCTTAGTAATCTTTTTCATCTTCTCAATGTATGCACGATACACACCAGCCTCTGCCGTCTTACCCATTTCTTTTGCTCTTTGTTCCATAGCAACAGCGGCTTGTATTTTATGTGCGTGAGTTTTACCAGAACCCTCTATTTTCTTTACACTTGCTTTTGCATCTTTAACAGTTGCAAACTTTAATCCATGTATTGTTCCCTTTGGATTTTCGTCTGTGTATAAATCAGAATGTTTATCACTTCCTGCTGGTTGACCTTTCTTTCTAGGTATTCTAGGTTCTTCTTTTATATCTAATAAACTACCAAATAGATTTTCTACATCTTCTACTTTTATTTCTGGTTCTATAATTTCTGGTTCTTTATATTCTTCTGGTGGTTGTTCTTCAGGCCATTGTGCAGTTTCAACTACTGGAACTTCTTTCTTTGCTTCTTTGATAACAGAGAAAAAGTCAGTAAGGTCTGATTCTTGAACTTTTATTTTTTTGGGAGTTATTTTCTTTTTTGATTCTTTAAATGCGTTGGATAATTCAGTCATAAGATTTTGTACTGAATTATCTGGAGTTGAAGTGTCTACCTTATTTTCATCAACGACTTCAACCTTTTTTGTCTCTTTTGCAATTTTTTCAAATTCACCGATAAGATTTTTTAGTTCTGAATCCATTGCAATACCCTTTCCTAGTATTTATAAAAAAGGGGTGTTAAGACCCAGCTTCTACCCAACCTTTTGAGTTATCTGCTTGATGAACATCTTCATCCCAGTTGTATTTTAAGAAACGAGGTTTATAATTGATTGAAGAAATAACTATATCATCATCTACTAAATCATCACTAGAGCCTGGATATGATATAGGGGGAAACCATTGACAAGTAAATTCATCTAGTGTCCAACTTTCAAATGGTTTTGGGGAATAAAATGCATCTCTTACATAATCATATATGTCACCTTTTCCAGCAAAATTTTTACGAAACGCTTTTGATTGGTCATCACTTTCTTCTGTGTTTTTTAAATTATTTTTCCAATGTTTACCAGCAAATGTATTATAAGACGTTTGTTTCCAATCGCCTGGTTGGATGTCAATAAAATCTTGTTCTGCAACAATAACTCTTGTGACTATACCATTTACTACCTCTGCAAAATGTGACATGATTAAAATTCTCCTAACATCATGGACTATAAGTACCAGAGCCTGTATATTTTACTATTGTTAAAGTACCAGAAGTTGATACGTTTGGTGAACCAGTTACAGCTCCACTATAACTTACAGTAGGGATTTGTAAAATTACAATTCCAGAACCACCAGTACCATCTTTACCATTTGGTGGATAACCAGTTCCACCACCGCCTCCAGTATTTGCACCACCATTACCAGCACTATTAAAAGAACTATTTCCACCACCACCAGTTCCACCACTGGCACTTCTTGGAAATCTTCCGTCTGGAGAACCACCACCGCCTCCACCAGCATATGTTACAGATGTACCACTATAACTATTTGCAGCTCCATTACCACCAGCGCCTGGAGTAGTACCAGAACCATTTGTTCCAGCAGCACCTTTTCCACCACCGCCGCCTCCAGCACCATAGTTACCAACAGCACCACCAGCGTTTCCACCACGATTACCTTGAGTTGCACCATTTATAGTTGATGCAAGTCCACCAGAAGTAGTAGGCTCCCACGCACCACCACCAGAACCACCACTTGCATAAGCAGCTCCACCACCTTTAGCGTAAATAATTTCTTCGCCATTAATACTGCCTCTACGAACCACAGTATCTTCACCAGATGAAGTTCCACTACCAGCACCTACTGATAAAGTATAAGCAGGGCCTCCACCATGAAGTGTTAAATCAGTATTAGTAAGAAAACCACCAGCACCACCGCCTCCACCATCTCCCTTACCACCACCAGCAACGAGTAAGTAGTTTGCAGTATAAGAACCTTTAAGCTGTTTGATGACTTGACCACCATTGTTAAGAATAGCGTATCCAAACATAGTTAACTCCTATTAAGAATCGTTACCAGCATCTGTGGTAAAGAATAATTTGATACCGACCAGTCTAGCATCACCAGTTTGGTCATCAGCAGATACATCTCTGTTTATCTGAAAGAAACAACAATCTCCAGCAGCTGGAGTACCAGCAACTGTTATGTTACCACTTTCAACTGAAACCATTAAATCGTTTGATGTTCCACTATGTGCAAGTGCAGTTGTAGCAACAAGTGTACCAAAAGCAGTATTGATAGAGTCATCACTAGATACTGCAATACCACCTAACTGCCATGCAACTGTTCCAGTATCTGTGCCTGTAACTGTCCAGAAAGGTTGGAATGTAACAGTTCCCTCGTTCCATGATTTAGGAAATGCAACAGAGAATTGTGCAAACTCATCAGAACTAGCACCAAAGTCTAAAACTTTTAAATCTGGTCTTAATGCAGTAGTTTCAACTTGTGTTAAAGCGGCACATGGATTTGTACTACTTGGGTACATTGCACCAGCTGGTATCCACAATGTCTGTTTACCACCAACTAAAGCTCCACCAGCAACAGTTGGAGTAGCTGCAAAGTCAACAACTGTACCACCAGTTGCAACAGAAAATACTTCTGTATCAGCATCATTTTTAACTGTGATGTCAGAGGTAGAACCTTGACCAGTTAATATAAGACCTTCAGCTGCAGTATATCCAATAGCTGCATTATCACCAGCAGATGTATCTCCGTCTGCGTTTAGTGTAGATGCAGTTACATCTCCAACAACATCTAATGTTCCAGCCATAGTAACATTAACTGTTCCAGTTGGGATTTCTAAAACATCAGCATCAGCATCATTCTTGATTGTAACATCATTTGTTGAACCTTGACCAGTAAGAACTAGACCCTCAGCCGCAGTATTACCAATAGATGCATTATCTCCAGCTGCACTATCTCCAGTAACATTTAATGTGCCTGAAATAGTTACATCTCCAGTAACACTAATTGCACCAGAAAATGTTCCACCACTAGATGCTGGAACGACATCACCGATTGAAAATTGTTCGTAAACTATAACCTCTATAAAATCGTTTGCAGATAACGAAGCAAGACCAGCAACTGTGTTTGCAGTTGTTGTATTGTAATCTGAATTTGGGTCAAGAAGAACACCATTTAAATAAACATCTATGAATAAACTATCTGTAAATGCAAGTGTTAGACCATTATCATCTGAACCAGATACAGAGGTATCGCTTGATGAGGCAGTAAAAAAATATTTTTGTCTTATTCCGAAGCCTGGGCCTCTACCTAAATATGGCATATTATAATTCCTTTTCTTCTATTTATACTATTTATAATAGTTTAAATTGATAATACATCTATATTCTTCATC